GCACGAATGCGGGCATTCTCCTGATGTACTTCAGGGAACATACCACAATCCCAAGATTTACCGTCTAGCTCGTAACAGACGTAACCTTTGAATTTCTGCGTGAGGACTTGAAATGTATTAGCAAATGGAGACATACCAACTGCTATTGCGCAATCACCCATAATTGCTTCTTGGGAATTTTGTATTAGCCTTTGATCAAAGTGTTTACCAAGTTGAACGCCATAGGTGGCAGAAACAACATCTTGGCAAAACACAGTGCGTGCCATACCAGCGCCACATTTAGCTAATGGGCGCATTTCATCCTTCAAGAATATAGTGCCGAAATTTTCGACTTTCTTGCCACTATGGAGTGCGCTAACGTATATATTATACGCCTCTAGGAACTCTGGTGAATCCCACGCCAACTGTTTAGTTGGGTAACGATAACAAAAGGGCCAGCCCGTGGCTTTAGACCTATCCATCATTTGTTTTGCTTCGTCTAGAGTGTATTGGCGGATAGTGCCGCCTCGTAATTGTTCATTAATCATCACCTCAGTTATATGCCACGCCGACACCCATGTAGCCTGATCATAATCGGGTCGGTGGCGATGGTATTTAACTAGAGATGAATTCACGGAGGCCATGTCTTGGATAGGATATGAGTACTTACCTAACCAATTATCAATCGGTGGTTTGTGTTGCACTATAAACCGACTGAAAAATTGACAATGGTCAACGGGTTTGTCTTTAACGCCGTGACGCCCTTTGACAACTTGTGTCATTCGGGTTGGTCTTACAACGAGTTTTTGGACCCACTCGGGGTACCAAGCGTTTGCCCAGTGTTTAAAGATTGACCAAGATGATGGCCCTCACACTCATGCACACCTGTTTTTACACAGTGCACGGGATTCTTAACTACAACACTAGGAGCAACATCACAACCAATCACAGAACATGTTGTTTGTGATTCTTTCTTTGGCGTAATAGTTGCTAACACCAACTTCGGTATAGGGCGCTTTGCCGGCACCGGCAATATAGGCACACGTTTGGACTCCTGAACAGGAACACC